GACATGCTAAAAGGATTATCATTATGATTACAATATACAGCCTAGATAATTGTGGTTACTGCAAGGTAGCAAAAGAATTACTAAAATTTAAAAAAGTTGAATATACTGAAATTAAAGTACCAGACAATATGTCTTCACGAGACTTTGTTATAAAGTATCCGACAGTAAAATCGTTTCCATATATTATTAATGGCACTAGTGAAAAGATTGGCGGGTTTTCTGATTTACAAGAATGGTTATTGGCACGTGAAAAAAAATTAGCCCTAAATAAAATATCAGAACAACTCAGAGATATGACGCTATGATAGAATGCTTTGCATGCTCTACAAGATTTAAAATAGAATTTGAAGATGAAGACACTCAGCTAAACTTTTGTCCTAATTGTGGTGAAGAATCTGTTGATGAAATATCACTTGACGGAGAGTCAGACAATTCATTAATAGATCCTATGTTTGATGTCGATGACGATGATGCCTGGTAATGACGTGGCTTTACGAAAACGCTGAATATCAACCAACTGAAATGGATCCTAAAAAGATCTATGGATTTGTCTATATAATTGAAAATACTAAAACTGGTAAAAAATATGTTGGTAAAAAGTTTTTCTTTACATCTAAAACTAGACAAGTCAATAAGAAAAAGAAACGATATAAAGCAGAGTCTGATTGGCAGACATATTATGGTTCTTCTGAATCGTTACTAGCAGATGTAATATTGCATGGTAAAGAATCGTTTTCTCGTACAATATTACATCTTTGTGCCACTAAAGCAGAATGCGGTTATCTTGAGGCTCGTGAGCAGTTTGAACGGAATGTGTTGCTTTCTAACAACTATTACAACTCATGGATTTCGGTTAGAGTGCGGCAAGCTCATTTAAAAGGTTTACAAATACAGGAAACTGTGTTATAATAGTAATAACATAATAAATATGGTGATATAATGATTATAATTGATTACTCTGGTATTGCAATATCGTCAGTGGTTGCACAAAAAATGAAAGTCGAAGAAGACATCATTCGTCATGTCATACTTAATTCAATTCGTATGTATAACAAAAAATATCGTAACGAATATGGTCAAATGGTTATTGCCTGTGACTCATCATCATGGCGTAAAGAATATTTTCCGAACTATAAGTTTAAGCGTAAGGCTGCACGTGAAGAGCCAAGCTCAATTGATTGGTCTGAGGTATTCAGAATCATGAGTCTGATACGAGAAGAGTTGATTGAAAACTTTCCATATAAAGTCGTACAAGTAGATAGGGCCGAGGCTGATGACATCATTGGCGTACTATCATATGAAACTCAAGAGTTCGGTTGTCATGAACCAGTTATGATTGTATCTGCCGATAAAGACTTTATTCAATTACAACAATTTAGTAATGTCAAGCAATATTCTCCAATGCTAAAGAAGAATGTAGTTGATCCTAATCCTAAACAGTATTTGGTCGAACATATATTCAAGGGCGATGCCAGTGACGGTATACCTAATGTGTTATCTCCAGATAATTCTTTTTCTGAAGGTATTCGTCAGGCTCCAATGACTAAGAAAAAAATGGAAGTATGGTCTAAGTCAATTGATAACCTACGGTCTGTTATGGATTCTGTTACATACTCTAACTATATCAGAAACAAAAAGCTAATCGATTTGACAGAGACTCCGTCTGACATAAAACAAAATATTATAAATAGATTTGACGAGCACAAACCAGCTCATAAATCCAAGATATTAAATTATCTAATCAAAAAGCGTTGCAAGATGCTTATCGACTGTGTAGGAGATTTTTATTAATGACCGTGAATAAAATTAAGGCCCATACTATTGACGAGGTACTGAATAAAGTTGTTTTAGCTAAAACTAAGGCAGAAAAGATTCAAGTGCTTAGAGACTATAATACATTAGGCCTGCGTAATGTTTTGAAAGGTTCGTTCGATGATACGATTCAGTTTCTCATACCAGAAGGTACTCCGCCTTATAAGGAATCATCACAGCATACATCGCCCTCAAGTCTTAAGAAGCAATCAATTAGGTTTCGTTTTTTTGTCAAAAATGGCCCAGGAAGTCAGTTGCCTAAGATGAAATTAGAAGTAATGTTTATTCGTTTACTAGAAGCAATTCCACCATCTGAAGCAAAGGTTGTAATACTGATGAAAGATAAACAATTAGAAACTGCATTTAAAGGCGTAACCAAAAAGTTAGTGGAGGAAGCCTTCCCTGGTCTGATTGTAAAATAATAATGATGTAGTATTGATATGACAACTATAACAACAATAAGTCATATTACCTAATAGCCCAGGGCATTGTATTGCCTTGGGTTTTTTTTTATTTTAAAGCGTAGTATTGAATACTTATATTATTTCCGTTAACTTAACAGTAATACAAGGAATGATAACCATGTACGGATCTAACATCGAACGTTTAAAGCGCGATTCAAAAGAAATGAAACACTATATGAAAAAAATCGAGAAGACAGGCGATTCTGACTTAGCATATAAGCTTAAACAAAAGTATGAGTATTTAAATAGTAAAATTGATGCAATACATATCGATGAAGAGGAAACACTCAATTAGTGAAAAAAGTCCTTGACAGTTTCTTAAAAAGAGTATATAATAACAATATGGTTCGGCGATAGGGATATAACCAGTATATGTATCATAATAGCAACAATGTTATAACAATTATTGTATTATTTGTTTACATTGTTGTTATTATGTGTTACAATTGAATACAATAACAATCAATAGGTATTATTATGAAATTAGCAATTTGTTCAGATTTGCATCTGGAAATGGGTACAGTCACTTTAACTAATACAGATCATGCAGATGTATTGATTCTATCAGGCGATATATGTGTTGCTGCTGATTTATTGTATGTAACTAGTTCAGACAACAGTAAGTCAGCTATGTATCATGAATTCTTTCAAGATGTATGTTCAGAATTTAAAACTGTAATATACATAATGGGTAATCATGAACACTATCATGGTGATATTGTTAATACATATGATATTCTGAAAGATCGATTATCATACCTTAACAATTTACACATTGTAGAAAATAATACCGTTAAGGTTGATGATATTACTTTTATTTGTGGTACGCTATGGTCTGATATGAACAATGAAGATCCTATTACAATGTACTCTATTGGTGGTATGATGAATGACTTTCGTGTCATTAAAAATTCTAACAATATGGTCAAAATAAAATATGATGATAATCTTACACCAGGTAAGTTTACACCGGCTGATGCAGTTGTACGCCATAAAGATACATTGCAATATATCGATAATGAACTAACAAAAAATCCTGCCGGTAAGTTTGTTGTCGTAGGCCATCATGCGCCATCACGAAGATCTACGCACCCTCGCTATATCAGTGAACATGAAATGAATGGCGGCTATTCGTCAAACCTTGACTTCTTTATTGAAGACCGCCCACAGATTGTATGCTGGACACATGGTCATACACATGAACCGTTTGATTATATGATTAGCTCTACTCGTATTGTATGTAACCCGCGCGGATATATAAACTATGAGCAAAGAGCAGATGACTTTGAACTTAAATTTATTGAGATCTAATATGAATATCTTTTATCTATCTAACAATGTAACCGAATGTGCAGAACAACATGTCGATAAACATTGTGTAAAAATGATTCTTGAGTATGCACAATTACTTTCTACTGCTCATCGTTTTCTTGATGGTACAGTTGGTATTGTCAAACAGAATGGTCGTAACCTTAAACAATATACTCTTACTAACCCTCTCCTCGAAAATATATTATATAAAGCAACACATGCTAACCATCCGTCTGCAGTATGGGTTCGTCTTAGTGCAGAAAACTATCAATGGTTAACTTGTCTATTAGCCGCTCTTTGTACTGAATATACATATAGATATAAACGAGTTCATAAGGTCGAATCTTCTGGTCTGTTAAATACATTATTGTTTAATGTTCCAAAGAATATACCTTTTAGAAAATTTTCTGAACCAACTCCTGCAATGCCTGACGAATTTAAAACTGCTTCATCTATCGAGTCATATCGTAATTATTACACAGGTTCAAAGTCTCATATGTTTGTATGGAAAAACCGCGAAGTACCAAACTGGATAACAACAAAGGAAAGCAATGCCAACTTATCGATTTAAAGATAAAAATACTAATGAAGAGTTTGATGTTTTTATGTCAGTATCAAAACGAGATCAGTATGGAATAGATAATCCTGATCATGAGACTATGATTACTGCTGGCATACCACTTGTATATGACCCAGGGACTAATATAAAAGTAGATGATGGTTTCCGAGAAGTGCTGTCACACATTAAGCACCGTTACAAAGTTAACAAAATTAAAGACTACTAACATGAAAACAAATAGCAAAATTCGTCTGGAATCATTATCTAAGTTTGAACCAATTACTGATAAGCAAGTTCAAGTTGTACGAGAATATAAGAAAGGTAATAATCTGGTGTTGTCTGGTTCTGCAGGTACTGGTAAAACCTTTATTGCAATTTCACTTGCACTAGAAGAAGTACTTGATAAGAATACGCAATATGAACGTTTAGTTATCATTCGCTCAATTGTACCGACACGAGACATTGGATTTTTACCAGGTGATGAGGAAGAAAAGAAAGATGCATACACTGCTCCATATCGTTCAATTATATCAGAGGTCTGTTCAAACGATTCTGAGGCGTATGCAAAGCTAATAGCAAACAATGAATTGCAATTTATGTCAACATCTTTTATTCGTGGTATTACAATAAACAATGCAATCATTGTTCTAGATGAATTATCTAATTGTAATGGTCATGAACTAGATTCTGTTATTACACGTATAGGAAAAAACTGTAAGATCATATTCTGTGGTGACTATTATCAGTCAGACTTTACAAAAGAATCCGAAAGAAAAACCGTACTACAATTTTTACAAATCATTAAACGCTTAAATAAATTTAGCTACATTGAATTTACTTGGCAAGACATTATTCGTAGCGATATAGTGAGAGATTACATTATGTCAAAAGAAATGCTGAAAATTAACTTTTAATAGAAATAAAACTATCATGGCAAAATTTAAACGATTCGATCCTTCAAACAAAAAAGAACGTCAGGAACGTTATATCAAAGAGCAACGACCTGACCGATTCTTACATCATGCAGCAACTGAACTAAAGCGAAAACAATATGAGCTTCAAGAAATGTTTCAATCATCTGAAATGGAATTTAAGTTATGATGATCTACTGGTCGAAAATACAACCAATGGCAGAACCTATATCACACCTTCTGGTAGCCGTTATCCTTCTGTCACAACTGTCCTGGGCGAATTAAGTAAAGAATCAATTGCTACATGGCGAGCACGTATAGGATATGAAGAAGCAAATCGTATATCATCTAAAGCGGCATCGCGTGGTACACAACTTCATACCGTAGCAGAACGATACATTAACAATGAGTCAGAGTATTTAAGGTCTCAAATGCCACATGTGATTGAGTTGTTTCGTTCGATACAACCAATTCTTGATTCAAATATTGATAACATACATGCTCAAGAGATTGCTTTGTTTTCTGACCAACTTAAAATTGCTGGTCGTGTTGATTGTATTGCAGAGTATGACGGCGTATTATCAATTATTGACTATAAGACATCAAGCAAACCAAAAAAGGTCGAATGGATTGAGTCTTACTTTATGCAGACTGCCTTTTATGCCGCTGCTTATTATGAACAAACAAACATTCCAATTACACAGTCAGTCATTGTCATTGCAGTAGAAGCAAATGAACCGCAAGTATTTATTCAGCCTACCTATCTGTGGTTACCTAAACTTTTAAGAGCACGAAATGACTACACTAAAAAATATAGCATTTGAAAACTTATTAGTATGTTGCGAAACTTTATGTGATAAAGCAACAGTCATAAAATATATCAATCAACTGGAACTTGAAAACACAGAAATAAAGGACCAATATGATAAATTGTTGCAAACATACAATGGTCTCTTAAACAGGCTTACAGAAGACTTTTCTAAACACGACTAATGGATTGTATAGCAGAATGATAGAAGTCCTTCTACGGGCATTTAAAACTGTTGCAGAAATACAACAAAATGTAAAAAAGTTCAAAAAGTTGTTGACAGATCTTCAAATACAGTTTATAATATCTATATTGAATAAGGAAATATATTATGTCTAAAGGCATCTTTGTGGTTTTTGATAGAAAAACCTTTGCAGTTCTTAAGCTTAACCCATGCGGCCAATACTATGGCATCGGTGCAGCAAAAGCAGCTCTAACCCGTCATTGTAAAGCAAGCGGATTATTGCCTAATGATCCTAAGTATCCACTGTACTCGTATGGTGTTATTAATAAAGATCATTATGAAAAGGTATTACAAAACTGATGACTTGTGTCACTATCTCTTGGAGCATATAATGCCTATCTTTATTATCGAATCATACCGTGACGGTAAACCCATTGAAATTGTTGGTGCATTCAGCACTCGTGAATTAGCTAATGCATTTATTATTGAATACATGTGCTTTGATACACCAACATATTATCGTATCAACTCTACATATTTAAATACGGAGTCACTACAATGACGAATAAACTTCTTTTTTTACCAGCTTTAATTTCAGTCTTTATTTCTATCGTGTCTGCAGTTGTTGCGTTTTATAATAATGACTCAAGTCTAGGATTCATGTCAATTTTAGCTACTATCTGGGCTGGTCTTTATTATGCAGAAATTTCTAAGACGACATTATATGTTTACTAAACGGTTATCTGTTCTCTTATGCGCTGCGGTCTTAACTGGGTGCACAGCTACTGCTGGCACTACCACGACTGTAATTATTATGCCACAACCCGTTAATGCTATATTGCTTCAAGGCGTCGTGGTTGATGTGACACCAGTATTTGAAACTAAATATAGAGCTGTTCGTAATAAAATTTGTGTCAATAAACAAGTACCGATTTATAGTAATACTAAGGCATCGAATACTTTGATTATCATTGGTTCTGCAGTATCAAACTTTATTGCGCCTGGAGCTACATCAGTTGCTGAATATAATGGTTCTGCAATTGTTGAACGTGTAACTGGTGTAACAGTCACAGAATTGACTGACCAACAAAATGTTGTTGGCTATAAGACAGTACCAGATTGTAGAATTGAAGAAACTGTGATTCAAGAACAAGTCATTGCTTCTTATAATGTTATTGTTAGACTAGGTGAACAAGATTTAAAATTTATTACAAATCGTGGCTATCAAATTGGTCAAACAGTAATGATTGATGTAAATCGTAGATTACTCTAAGGAATTGATATGAACAACTTATTTACACAAATAATTGGTGGTATTGTTATTGGTGTTATTGTTACTATACTTTTTGCTGTAATTATGGTAAAGGTATTTTAATGGACATTAGTAAGACACAGCAATATGCAGATGCTACACAATTTGTACGTTGTAATTCTGAATCTGTTATTACTATGCAAATTGCAAACATGTTACTTAGTTTTGAAAAAGTTACGACTGAACTAAATATTGTTAAATTAGAATTACATGCTACGGCTGAAGAATTACGTTCTGCAATAACATTTGTTAAAGAACTACACCCTAAAGCTAAACTACTTACTATTAAAGATATTATTGAGGAATCTAATAAATGATGAACCGAAATGACTTTGAAGAAGCATCTGCTGCTGCAGTTTTATTTGTTGAATCATTAACACCTATAGAATTAGGTATATATACATTACGCAAATCGTTTGAAGTAGGTTACCTTCATGGGTTAGGTATTGAACGTGCACGACGCAGTGAAGAAGATAAAACTCCTGTAGCTCAAGGGTAGATCAGGGCACTGATGCACTAAAGGAAAACACGTACTATACAATTGGATATATTATGAAAACAGTTTATAGCATTTTGAAAGAATTAGAAAACGAGCCAGGGCGTAATGCCAAGTTAGATATACTACGAGAAAACGAAGATAACGATCTTTTACGCCATGTAATGTCACTCGCACTTGATCCATTTATCAATTACTATCAACGTAAAATCCCTGCCTTTACACCTGCAAAAGCAAACCAAGCAGACAGCTTAAGCTCTGTACTAGATAGTCTACAAATGTTATCTGGTCGTCAAGTTACTGGACATGATGCAATTGCGTATCTACAAAAACTTTTAAGCTCATTGACATTAAAAGATTCAGAAGTACTTAAGCGTGTCGTACTCAAAGATCTTAAATGCGGAGCATCTACATCAAGTACAAATGCAACTTGGCCTGGGCTCATACCAGAATTCCCGGTCATGTTATGCTCTAAGTTTGAACAGCGTTTAGTTGATAAAATCAAATGGCCTGCAGTAGTACAATGCAAAGCAGACGGCATGCGCTTTAATGCAATTGTTAAAAATGGTTCATGTGAATTCTTTTCACGTTCAGGTAAAGAAGTTAACTTGCTTGGTTATTTAGCCGATAAGTTTATTTCCTTAGCTGATGGTAATAATGTTGTATTTGATGGCGAACTGCTAGTGTCATCTGTCAATGGAACTGAAGACCGTCAAACTGGTAATGGAATTTTAAACAAGGCAGTGAAAGGAACAATCTCTGATGCAGAAGCTCAACGCGTATATGCAACTGTGTGGGACATTATACCATTTGACAAATTTGTGAAAGGGGTATATAATATACCATACGGTCAACGAGTACAGACGTTAATCGATACCTTAGCCGTTCAATCAGCTGTGACTGATAAAATTAAACTTGTCGAACACTTTGTAGTCAATTCATATGAAGAAGCTCAACGGTTATTTCAGACATATCTTAATTCTGGTCAAGAAGGTATTATCCTTAAAGACCTGAGTGGTATCTGGGAAGACAAACGTTCAAAGACTCAAATCAAATTTAAAGCAGAACTTGACTGTGACCTTAAGATTGTAGGTATCGAAGAAGGCTCTGGAAAGTATGAAGGCATGTTAGGCGCATTGGTTTGTGAATCATCTGATGGTATTGTTAAAGTATCTGTTGGTTCTGGTCTATCTGATAAACAACGTCACATTCTTGGTAATGAAATTATTGGTAAAGTGGTGGCAGTTAAATATAATGCAAGGATTAAGAATCAGGCCGGAGCACAAAGTTTGTTCTTACCTATCCTCCTTGAAATTCGTGAAGATAAACTGACTGCTGATTCAAGCACAAATATTAAAGGATAGTTATGAAAATTTATATCGTCGCACTAAATCGTCAACAAGCTGTAAACTATGCTAGTGAAACACATGTGGATAATTTTTTATTTTTATATGATTCTGTTCAACTGTTAGTTGCAATTGACCCAGTAGTATTATTTGTTCGCGACTGGATTAAACGAACGGATCTTGAAGATATATTTGTTAATTTGTTAAGGTCTAGTGAAATTCATTCTACTAAACATCGTACAATTAATCAGCTATGGGGCAAATGGAAAACTTTCCATGCTTCACAAGGTAAAAACACGGAAAAATGCTATGCTAAACCCACAAAGGTCATTCCTAAAGAACCTAATCTTGATACATATCAATTAATACAAGATGCATGGTCGTTAGGATTGTCTTACGGTTTAAACATTTGTAAAGACAATCCTGAAAGATATAGTCTAGCAAGATTAGCTCAGTCATCATACCTTAAATTATTAAAGGAACATTGTAATGGGTAATAAATACGCTCCAGATCGTTGGATATTAGTAAAAATTGACCATGACGAAGGTAACATTACAAAGGTCTTAGCTAGTTGGTTTGGTGGATATACAGGATATGATGAATGGCGTCTTTCGTCTGGTGTAGAATCAATTAAAGAAAACGATACACATTATGTAATACGCAATCAGTCAGGCTCTGAATACACGTGTTACAAAAACTCAGAAGGCTTCAGTCTATTATCACACAGCATATTTGCAAGATTTAATAAAGCCGTAGATGAAAGCACAACTACCACTATGAAATCTATTACAATAGAAGACTATCTTAAAGGATAACTAATATGGCATATGTACAGATTGACTTATCTGACATTGATGATGATGAACTTATTGATGAACTTGAAAGCCGTGGCTATGTCGTAACCTCTGAACCCTATGTTAGTGATAACCTAATTGATGAACTTAATAAAATCAATGAACTAAATTCATTAGGTATAAATTATACTCAAGAGCTAGCAGATATTATATACAAGTACATAAATAAAATTATGATTAGGAAATAAAATGTTTAATGAATTATTTAATGATGTACAAGGTATATATGAACAGTACGCAACATTCACTCAATCTAATCAGTTCCTAGGCGCTGCTGTTGCTGCATTTGTACTAGGCATAGTCAGTTACCTTGCGCGTGATGTACCTCGTAATGTGTTTATATGGATAAAGGATCATATCACTGTAACATTTGAACTTCCTTTCGATGACAGATATGAAAATCAAGTTATGTATAATCAAATTACTTCTTGGTTACATGAACATTCAAACAGTTGGTTTTCCAGATCTTTTTCTATGTCACGAACAGAAAAGAAAACACAAAATTTTAATGAATATGATCATACTATTATATCAGGTAAAGGCAGCCACCTAGTTCGATTCAATGGTTCGTTTTTCTGGTATAGAATTAGTGTCGAACCAGTAGGCGCCGGTTCTGCATCTAGCATTACAAAAAAATCACTAGAACTAAAAACCTTCGGTTTCTCTACAAAGAAACTTCAAGAATTTACAAAAATGATTATGTCAAATCTTGATGATGTCAGATACCGACAAATGGTGTTCCGTCATGGTTGCTGGTTTGAACGGGTTAACTTTCCACGTTCGATTGATTCGGTCATTACTAATGACAACATTAAGCATGATGTACTAGAATCGATTGATAAGTTTATGGCATCAAAGGATCGTTACATAGAACTTGGTATCAACTACAAATTATCATTTTTATTGTCTGGTGAACCTGGGACTGGTAAGACGAGTTTTGTTAAAGCAGTTGCATCTCATTACAAATACCATCTTTGTGTAATGAGCATGGCTGGAATGACTGACAGCAGAATTGAAAGCGCACTAGAAGAATTGCCACCACGTTCGATTCTTTTAATTGAAGACATCGATTGCGCAACCGCTTCGTTCTTAACCCGTGAAGACGATGATGATGATATAGTACCTATGGCTAACCACCGCATACTAGGTTCAATTGATTCTTCTAAAGATTCTACATTGTCTGGCATTTTGAACATTCTTGATGGTATCAATACGCCTGACTCAATTATTATTATGATGACAACAAACTATCCTGAACGTATTGACCCTGCAATTTTACGCAAAGGACGTACTGATCATCGTGTCATATTGACTAGTCTTAATGATGAAGCAATCCGCCGTTATGCTGCATATGCCTATCATGGTAATCAATTGACCAGATCAAAACCCTTTAACCCAATCAAAGGCTGCGATCTGCAGAGTCTGATCTTTGAAAACGATGATATTTTATCTTTTGAAAAAGCCCTAAGCGAACTACAATAGCTAAGCTTAAAATGGGCGTTTTAAAGGACATTTGATAGTAGTCCGTACAAATAACCAGCAGTTTTAATAAAAACCCTCTAAACGTCTTAGAGGGTTTGTTGTATTTGTGCAACAGTCGTGAAAAAAGTTCAAATAATTGTTGACAGTTTTCGGATAGCCGTTTATAATTGTTTATTGAATCAAAAAACACAGTAATTAAGGCAGTTGCAGAAATACAACAGTCGTGAAAAAAGTTCAAATAATTGTTGACAGTTGCCTAAATACCGTTTATAATTATTATATTGAATAAGGAAATATATTATGACTACAAGAACATCCGAATCGTACTACGGAACTTATCATGTATTTTCTGCAAGTGACATGTTAGCACTTGCAGAAATCCGAAAGGTAATTCGTGCAATAAATGCAGCAAATCGGGTTTCTGAAAACCGTTCTGCTCCTCTGCGTGTAGTTGTTCGTGGACGTAAGCCTGTAAAAAAAGCAATCGTTCAATCAATGTATTGTGGTGGTTCAGGTAACCCTGTTTCATACGACTATAGCGGCAATATTGTAGGTGGTCTTAAAAACGCTACAGTATTTGACGTGTACCTTTATACTCATTATCAATAATCCTAAGGAAATATATTATGAAGACTAATCTAAGCGCACGGCGTGAAGTTACCGCTGCAATCAAGACTAAGTACTTAGCTCATCTTGAGTCTAACTATAATGACTTTCTTGAAGCTCGTGAAAGTAATGTCGAAACATTAGCCTTTATGAAAAAGGATTTTAAGTTGACATTGAAAGTAAAGCCAGGGAAAGACTTTACACGCATTTATGTACGTGACTCTGTTCATTCGTTTATATCAATGACAGATCATGGCAAGATAAAATGCGGTGATGTATTAGCTCCAGTTAAGCGCACGGTTCCATCAGAGAACTTTGTATTCGCAAATGTCCTTACTTCTGAGGCATTTGATTCAGTAAAATGGTCAGGAATTTAATATGAAACTTACCGGAGCATTAAGCGCTCTTAAGCGTGAAGCAGCTTTTCTTGGTATGGATCTTAAGGATTTAATTGTCGATGTCAGGCTGCGTGGAAGTATGATGTATTCTGAAAAAGTTATCATGTCTGTTAATATTGTTTTATCAGAATTAGAAAAAATAAAATCGCTATAGGAAATAAAATGACGCGTAAACTAGCAAGCATTCGGACAATTGAAGCTATTCTTCCAATTGAAGGCGCAGACTCTATTGAGGTTGCTAAGATTGGTGGATGGAAAGTTGTCACTCAAAAAGGAATTTATAAAGAAGGTGACGTGGCAATCTTTTGTGAAATTGATTCATGGATACCACACGAGCTTGCGCCATTTTTGTCAAAGGGTAAAGAGCCTCGTGAATTTAATGGAGTAAAAGGTGAACGACTTCGTACAATTAAATTGCGTGGTCAATTGTCACAAGGTCTTTTACTGTCTTTATTATCTCTTGAAAATCTTGTATTAGAAACACGGGAAGATGGCGCTGATGTTACAGAGTTGTTAGGTATTCAGAAATGGGAAATGCCAGTCAGTGCTCAACTTCAAGGTCAAGCAAAGGGGAATTTTCCTTTTCAAATTCCTAAGACTGACCAAGAACGCGTGCAGAATTTATTAGCATTTAATGCCGGCGAGGGTGTTTACGAAGTTACGATCAAGTTAGATGGCTCGTCCATGACCGTGGCAAATATTGATGGTAAGATTGAAGTATGTAGTAGAAATCTCTCATTAAAATTAGACCAAACCGGCAACACATTTGTAGATGTGGCAAAAAAATCTGGATTGATTGAATCACTTGTTGGACACAACAATATTGCGATTCAGGGAGAACTAATGGGCCCCGGGATTCAAACAAATCAAGAACGGCTGGACACTCATGAGTTTTTTGTGTTCGATGTATATGATATCGCTACTAGAAAATATTTCACTCCCGAGGAGCGTTATGCGCTATGTGAACAGTTGAATCTGCAGCATGTGCCAATATTGCACACCGCAACAACCCTTAGGGCAATCAATATCACAACCATGCAAGATTGTTTGAATTACGCTAAAGGCGCCTCATTGTATGCCACAGATCGCGAAGGCGTGGTGTTCAAAAATGTGGGTAATAGAACGGACACATGGAAAGCAGTTTCTAACTCTTGGTTGTTAAAGAACGAGTGATTTGATATACAGCGCCCAATTGCTACAATCGAGTTCTTTCCTGATGTCTAGTCTGCACACTCTACCAATCATTTTTTCTGAGCATGTGTAATTGGATCGAATAATGATGATTTGGCACAATTATCAAAATGATGCTTGTGCGCATTTGCGGCATCGGCTTCCTTACTTAAACGAATGCTTACAAGGCAGTTACTAATGAATACGTGTTATCAACTAATTGGTCTACCGGCATCTGGCAAATCTACATGGGCTCGTGACAATAAACTTTTGCTCAATGCTACTGTAATTTCTTCTGATGAATACATTGAATGCTATGCAGAATATGCAGAGAAAACATATTCAGAAGTATTTGACTATGTTATATATGATGCCATTGAAGCAATGGTCGAAAGCGTCATAGAGGCTAGTTTTATAGGTCAAGATATTATATGGGATCAAACTAGTGTGTCTGTTAAAAGCCGTTCAAAGAAATTTAAAATGCTGCCACATTACAGACATGTTGCCGTTGTGTTTCCTGAACCTGAACCTATTGAACTAAGACGTAGGCTAGATAGCCGCCCAGGTAAAATTATATCAGATGCTATAGTTCAGTCATTGCGGTCTAAATTTGTTATGCCAACATTAAAAGAAGGCTTCAGCGATATTTTAATTGTTGACAAATAGTCTAATGTGTGTTATAATAATATTTAAGGAACATGATTATGAAATTAACTGTAACTATTGATGAAAAGCGTATTGACTGTTTTACTGAAAAACTAGATGAAGATATTATAACAGAACTTATTAACTTATTGTATTTAGAACTTTATGCAGAAATTGAAAAGACAGAAAATTATTATTGATAACAAATCTATGATGGAATATGTACTTGCTAACCCTAAGTTAGCCAAGATGCGTCAGTCAGAAAAGAATCTTGAACTGTATTTGCTTAAATATTCAAAGAATGTATTCTATGATAATCTTTGGAACGAATATCTTGAGGAGTGTCGTGGCACTATCGTTGATAAAGACTTTAATGTAATATCACGCCCTTTCACTAAGATATATAACTATGGTATCGAAAAGCAAGCACCGGTGCTAGCAGCTGCTACGTCAGTTACTGCTTATCGTAAAGTAAATGGATTTATGGTGTCGGTTACAGTATATAACGGTGAATTACTTATTTCAACTACTGGTTCATTCGATAGTACTTATGTAGAGATGGCAAAAGAAATGATGGAATATCATATGCCTCTTGACGAATGGTTACAAGTACTAAGCAACGAAAGCAATACTGGCATGACTTTTATGTTTGAGTGTGTACATAAAAATGATCCACATATTATTACTGAAGTAGAAGGCATGTATTTTTTGGGGTGGCGTGTCAAAGCATGGGAAGGCACTGTGTATGGATATAGTAAGTTGACTGCTAACTTATGGCATGACTTTGCAGTATCTGAATTAAATTGTTATGCAACAGATTGTTACGTTACTACTGTTGGTGAATTGAAAGAAAACATTAAAGAATGCCGACATGAAGGATTTGTATTTTATACCGAAGATGGTATCAGCGCAAAGATCAAGTCGCCATATTACTTAACATCAAAATGGGTTGCACGTAATCCTTCTACAGAAAAATTAGTTAACCTGAATAAAGACATCAAGCATTCCATTGATGAAGAGTATCATGGGTTAATTGATTGTATACGTGAACACATTGTTGAATATACCACAATGAATGAACAAGAACGTTTAGGATGGGTTCGTTCATATTTAAGGAGCTATAATGGATACAGAATATAATCGTTTTGATTTTGAGCAACAACTATTGCGCTGTTGGGCTATCATCGATGATCTTAAAGAAGTTAAAGAAGCATTACGTGATGAGGATAACAACAATGATACAATGGTTGCATACATAAACAGCATTTGCGTGTTATATGAAATGAAGTTTAACGAACTTTTCAAACAGTTTGAAACTTCTATTCAAAAGCCATCTGATGCTGTTATTTTTATTTGTGCTGGTAACATTATAGAGTATGATTCCTTTGTTAAACAGTTTCAAAATACCTCTCAATTTAGATTTTTGAATTGGGCTGGCCAACTCAGAGGTATGGTCAATCCTATTGTTCATTACATTGGAACATATGAACTTCGAATAGATATTATAAAAATAAAAGATATGGTTGAAGCTTCAACTAGAAAAGGTTGACATGCGATACTACACCCATCAAAGATTTGATAACATCAAGTCTTATATCATTACTCAATCTGAGGAAGATATTCGTAAAGATTATTACCCGTACTGGTATGGTAATATGTGTGATAAGTTCGGTAAGGAATGTGTAGACACTAACTATACATTCGAAGATTGTCTAGATGACTATAAAATTGTTACGTTTGCACAAGAGGCAAAAATAAATGAAAATCTATATCGACACCGAGTTTAACGAATTTGGTGGTGAACTAATTTCTATGGCACTAGTCTCTGATGATGGCCAAGAATTTTATGAAGTCTTAGACTGCTTAGAGCCTGGCACTTGGGTATCAGAACATGTGATGCCATTCCTAGAAAAGTCAGCAGTATCTAAATATGTTTTTCAAGATGCATTATTTAAATTTTTAAATCAATATCAACGTATACATATTATTGCTGACTGGGCAGATGATCTTAAATATTTTTGTGAGTCATTAATTTTAGGTCCAGGAATATCAATGATTCACCCACCTATTACAATGGAACTGCGTAGAGATCTGAGTAGTGCTACTAGTGTAGTACCACACAATGCTCTACATGATGCACGCGCTATTCAATCAGAAGATTTAGAACAGACATATAAGGATATGAAATAAACATACTACCCTGTCCAATGTGTGGAAGTCCCGCAGAGTTGGATTCAACAGGTACTGCTGAGTGCTATGGTCTCGCGTGGCAAACGCTGTGGATCGAATGTACTAAAACACTTGATCCACACTGTGGGATGGATATGACCATCTCAGCAGATTTCTTCCATATTCGCAATAGCAATGAAGTTATAATTAAAGCATGGAACAAATTAGATCGGAAAACAAAATGAATGAACTACTTAAACAACTTGCTCGAGAATCTGGGTTGTTACATTACAATCCTGATAAACAACCGAATAAATTAGAGGATTTTGCCAAGATGATTGTGAAAGAATGTGCTGACATTGCACTACGAGAAGACCACGATCCACACGAGTGTATCTTGCGTCATTTTGGAATGTCAAGTGCTGACATTGCTTTAGATGCCATGGCAGAAAACGCTAGACAAATTGGATTAGATTATGATTAGATTGGGATTTACCATCACGAATCCCTGGAACGACAATTTTGATTCGGGTCGATGCTGGAGCGGCAACATATCTAAAAATAAATGGTGGGAACTGCAACTATGTCGACAACCTGTAATTGCAGAAGTGCAACTGCAATATTCTTTTAGGCGAGACCATGCTGGTCTCAAAATTGACTTGGGGTTGTTTGGTCACAGCATACTATTCAACATATACGACAGCAGACACTGGAATACCAAACAAAATCGTTGGAACACAGACGCCGAAAGTCGTGGCGATAAATAATAATAACTAGAATTCATCCAAGATCAAAATTCTACAACTCTGCAACGTTGCATTTTAACAACACTAGTGATTGACAAATAACTTGATATATGGTATAATGTTGAGTATAATTAAGCATAACAGGTATAATTACAATGAAAACATATGTGACTTCGGACCTTCATTTTGGACATAAAAACATTTTTAAATTTTGTGCAGAGGCTCGTGCAAAGTATCTGAATGACGGCATTGAAGATGCTGATTACATGAACGAAGCAATGATACAAGACTGGAACAGCATTGTCGAACCCGGTGATGTTGTTTACATTCTTGGTGATGTTGCATTTTTGCCAACACTCAAAGCAATTGAAATTGTAAAGAGACTCAATGGTAAAAAGATTCTCATTGCAGGCAACCACGATAAAAAGACGCTGAAGGATCCGGTATTTCAAAGATGTTTTGAATCAGTGCAGGATTACCTTGAAATAAATTACAACGGTAACAAGATCTGCATGTTTCATTATCCCATTGCAGAATGGAACCAGATGCACCGTGGGTCTTTGCACTTGCATGGCCATTTGCATGGTACAGTTTCAGGTATGGAAGAATACCGTTGCCGTGACATGGGAATGGACGCAACTGGTTCAATTGTCATCACCATGGAACAGGCAATTGACTCTGCTTTGAAAGGTAAAGTTAAAGTACATCATCAGAAGGCAGAAATGTTATGATTGACGAATCGCATTTACCATATGAACAACAAAGTCTGTTATATCGACTCAAGACTCGTGCTCATATTCGGCGTCAAATCACTTCACGTAGAAGTGTACAGGAAGGTAAACCAGACAGACTGTCGGACTTGTTAGACGAGGCAGCTAAAGAGATTGAAGCGACAACTCTAACTTGCCTTGAGTTTTATATGTTGGTTGGACTGCCTGGAACTGGTAAATCTACATGGATCAAAAATCACAAGTACCTGTTTGGTGACAAGTATGAAATTCTTTCTACCGATAATTATATTGAAAGAATTGCAGAACTGCAAAACACCACATATGATCGTGCCTTTGCACACAACATAAAAGATGCCACAGATCAAATGGAAGAGGACGCAGTTTCTGCTTTTTCCAATAAGACGCCAATTGTGATATGGGATCAGACTAATTTATCTGTTAAATCGCGAGCACAAAAGTTGAAAATGGTTCCTTCGTGTTATCGCAAAATTGCCGTAATGTTTGCGGCACCAAGTGACGAAGAGTTGCAGATTCGATTATCATCACGTGTGGGTAAAACAATACCAGATCATGTCATGAATTCAATGATGACACGTTTTGAGTTCCCAGCAACAAGAGAAGGTTTAGACGAAGTACATGCTAGAGTTAACTGAAAAGAGAACATGACATGATTGATGGCAACAGCCTGATGGAATATGTTGTAAATAACCCCAAATTGGTCAAGATGCGCGAATGTGCTAACTATCCTGGACTATTTGTTTTGAAGTATTCTAAAAAAGTTTTCTATGACATGGCAAAAGAAACAATGGCTACACACATGCCGCTTGACGAATGGTCACAGGTGTTGAGCAACGAAAGCAATACTGGCATGACTTTTATGTTTGAGTGTGTACATAAAAATGATCCACATATTATTCCTGAAAAAGAAGGAATGCATTTCCTAGGGTGGCGTGCTAAAGCGTGGGAAGGTTCTAGTGATCGCATTTCTGACTTACTTGAAGAAGCAGCAGACATAATCGAACAATTACAACACAAAGGAAATAACAATGTCATATAATGTAAAAGTAGAAGTTGAATGGTCAGAGGTCTCTAAGATTATTACAACGGCCATGAAAGATGACTATGAATTTTTAGAAGAATCTTATGAGGATCGTAAAAAGCATGACGGAATATTTCATATGATTTTTGAAGAAGATAAAGAACGTGACCTTAAAAAAATCAAAAAAGTGCTTAAAGCTCTAAAACACGTATCTGAATACTATCAAAAGCCTATTTGAACAATTGGAGTTAAATATAAGACTTCTACAGGATTTTGACGGGCCTGGCCATATAGACAATCAGCCATGACTGATAAAACCTGCTAGAAGGCTTTAAATACTTGTTGTATTTATGCAACAATATGAAAAAAGTTGTTGACAGATCTTCAAATACCGTTTATAATTGTTTATTGAATTGAAAAACACAGTATTTGAAGTAGTTGTAGAAATACAACAGTC